GATGGATCGTTTACAACAAATTGCACAACGCATGACAGAAATTCGCTCGGCTCTATCCGGTGACGGACAAGTAGACGTAGCAGCACTTACGGCAGAGGTTGACGCTTTGACGGCTGAAAAAGGCCAAATCGAAGCGCGCAATGCTCTTATGAATAAGATCCCTTCGGGCAATCCAGTTCCGAAGCCGGAAGAACGCGGTCTTGATGTTGTAGCGGACAAGTTCGCAACAATGGAATACCGCCGCGCGTTTATGGAATTTGCCCAAACAGGTAAAGCAATCCCGGCGGGCTATGAAGTTCGTTCCGACGCTTTCACGGCTGTAACCGATGCAGCTGCGGTTGTTCCGACTACTATTTTGGATGAAATCATCAAGCAAATGAAGACCTACGGACAAATTTTTGCGCGTGTTCGTAAAACAGGCATTAAAGGCGGCGTGTCCGTTCCTATCTTGTCGCTTAAACCTGTTGCAACATGGATCAATGAAACAACTGTATCTGACCGTCAAAAGGTTACAGCTAACACAAACGTTGTATTCAGCTACTACGGTTTGGAGTGCAAAGTGGCAACTTCCTTGCTAGCTGACACTGTTACGCTCGCTTCTTTCGAATCGACTATCCTTTCTTTGATCGTGGAAGCAATGACAAAAGCAATTGACACTGCAATCATCAAAGGTTCGGGCACAGGTTCGCCGCTCGGAATCACGATTGATTCCCGCATCCCCGGCGCTAATGTTATTACTCTTTCTTCCGCTGATTTCGCATCGTGGGAAGGTTGGAAAAAGAAAGTTGTCGCAAAAATTCCATTGTCCTACCGCGCTGGCGGTTCGTGGATTATGGCATCCGGCACATTCGAGGGCTACATTGATGGCATGACAGACGCTAACGGTCAACCAGTAGGCCGCGTTAATCATGGTATCACAGACGGCCCGCAGGAGCGTTTTGGCGGTCGTGAGGTTATCCTTGTCGAGGATGACATTGTTGGCCCGTACGATGCAGCTGCAACAAACGACATTGTGGCTATCTTCTGCAAACTGTCCGACTACGTTATCAACAGCAACATGCAACTGGCTATGTACCGTTGGTTGGATCACGACACTAACCAATGGGTAGACAAAGCGTTGCTCATCGCTGACGGTAAAATTCTTGACCCTAACGGCGTTATCATCGTCAAAAAAGGCGCTTAATTAAACTGATTTATGAGCGTCCATTCGTGGGCGCTCTTACTATGATTGGAGGTTAGAAGAATGGGTTCCTTTAAAAACAGAGGGCTAAAGCTTGGAACTGACGGTTCCGTGGTTGTGGATCGTTTAGCTATGGCGCGCGTCGAGATTCCGGCAGCGGCGGCAGTTGTTTCTAATACAACGGCTGTAAAAGCGGCTGTAAACAGCACAGGCTCTACGCTGACTATCACAACAGGCATCACAAACCCCGCTTACCCCCGCGCTTTGACGGCTACGGCTGGCGGTACGGCTACGGATATTAAAGCTATCCAAGTTACCGTTACGGGTACGAACTTTAATGACGAGGTTATCACGGAAACCCTTCCGGCCTTTACGGTTGATACAGCGGGTACGGTTCAAGGCTCCAAAGCCTTTAAAACTGTAACGCAAATCTCTATCCCAACGCATGACGGTAACGGTGCAACTACTGCTATCGGCTTCAATGAAAAAATGGGCTTGCCGTTCAAGCTTTCGCGTAACAGCGTCTTGAATGCGTACCTAAACAACGTTAAAGAGGGCACAGCGCCAACCGTTACAGTGTCTTCGACGGCTCTTGAAAGTAACACAGTAGACCTTAACAGCGCCCTAAACGGCACAATCGTACACGTAGACCTGTTGGTGTAAGCCTATGGCTATGCTGGACGATGTTAAAAAGGCGCTGAGAATAAGCGTTTCAACGACGGCTTTCGACTCTGAGGTGAACGACCTGATAGCGGCGGCGCGGGACGATCTCCGCTTGTCGGGAACGCTTCTTTCCAAAGTCGAGGACGATAGCGACACGCTTATAAAACGTGCTATCACGGTTTACTGTAAAGCTAACTTCGGTTACGACAACGCAGACGCGGCGCGCTTCCAAGAATCCTATGATTCGATCAAGCGGCATCTAACGCTATCGCAGGAGTACACCGTTGAGCCGGAGGTGACGCCGTGAGTAATTGGCGCGACGTTGTAGGGCTTATTGCCGTGAACAAGGTTAAAAACGAGTATGGCGAACGCGTTGATGTAGATAGCGCGCCGCGTGAAGTTATGGCAAATGAAAAATCGGTAGGCAGTCGGGAATTTTACCAAGCCGCCGCCGTTGGTATGAAGCCGGAAGTCATTATAGAGATGTACAAAGGCGAATACGACAACGAACCGAAATTAAGCCATAACGGGACGGTTTACCACGTCATACGAACATTTTCCCGCAACGGCGAGAAGATTGAACTTACATGTTCCCGTTACCCAATGGGGGGCTGATTATGGCTAGAAGCTGGAACGAGATTAAAGGCATGAAGGCGCTCGAAATGGCCGTTAAACGTATGGGGCAAGTACCTAAGAAGGTTGTAACCAAGGCAGCTCGTGCAGGAGCTAAGATTGCTTACAAATCGGCAAAGGCGAACGCTCCGCATGATAAGTACAACCTTAAAAAAGGAATTATCATGCGCGTTGAAAAGCAACGGACAATCGGCAAGCGGGCTTTTGATATAAAGATCAATCCTAAAATGAATAACGTTTTCGTTAAGTTTTCCAAAGTCGGCAAGCGTTCCTATTATCCTGTATCGCAGGAATACGGGTTCTTAACGGCTAACGGGCGACTCGTACCCGGCAAACGATACTTGAGAAACGCCATTGTAGATAACGAGCAAGCCATTGAAAACGCCGTTGTCAAAGTCGGCTTGGCTGAAATTGATAAGGCGTGGAATGCGAGGTGATTGCAGTTGAGTTTACAAAAAGCGCTTGAAGAAGAATTGTCTTCATTGGCAGGATTCACGGACAAGGTTTTCCCGGTTGTCGCTCCACAGGACGATGACGAACCTATAGCAGCGCCGTACATCTTGTACGAAGCGGGCTATGGAGTCGAGGAAAAAGCACTCGGCGGATTCTTGAATCTTCGAGAAGTGGAATGTGAATTAAACGTTATGACAGCAACCTATTCAAGCCTTAAAACAAACGTCGCTGCAATCATTGAGCGGCTAAAAAGCTTCGAGCGTCGGGCCATTGGTTCGGACGCTCTTTTTATATCTGAATTAACCTATAACGCGCCTGTCGAGCTGTACGAACCACTTCCGAAGCTTTACAGGTGCGTTATCGAATTTACAGTACATTACTAGGGAGGTTTTACCGTGGCACAACGTTCACTAGGTACAACAATCCAAATCGGCGCTAACGTCATTGCAGAATTGACGAGCATTGCCGGATTGGATATTTCGCAAGAAACAATTGACTCCACCAACCTTTCAAGCACAGGCGGTTACCGCGAATTTATCGCGGGCTTCAAGGATGGCGGCGAGGTTTCGTTGTCGGGTAACTTCAACGGTTCCGACACACTTGGACAGATGGCGCTTTATACGGCTTTGACCTCTTCCACCGTCGATTCCTACACAATCAATTATCCGG